GGCAAGGTCGAGATATGCGACAACCTTCCTACCGCATGCACTGATGGGTGGAACGAGAAGTATGGTCGCAAGTTCACTGACGGGCTGACCATTGCAGAGGCCACGGGTGTGGTACTGCACGAGGGACTGCACAAGTATGCGAAGCACATCCCTCGCTTCCGTAAGTTGATGAAGACTGACGGACGCATGATCAATGCAGCGATGGACTACGCGATCAACGACATCATTCATAACTTGAAAGACAAGACGTTGGCCGTGCTGCCCGAGCCGCATCTGTACAACCCCATGTTCAGGAATTGGTCTGTCCTTGAGATATACGAGTTCTTGAAGACAGGTCGAGACAAGGACGGCAACAAGCGTGGCGATCCCAAAGAGAACCGTGATGGTGTCAACGTTGGCGGTAGTCAGTACGACACCGAGTCGATGGATGAGCACAGCGCGGAGAGCATCACGGGCGAGGAACTCAGCGAAGCAGAGGCAGAGCAGATCGCCAAGAAGATCGACGATGCGATCAAGCAGGGCGCGATCATTGCCGGTGCGATGGGGCTTGACCTGCCCCGTGCGTTGACTGAATCGTTAGACCCGGTGGTCGATTGGACTGCGGAGTTGTATGACTTTGCTAGCAACAACGTGCGCGGTGCTGACGAGTACAGTTTCCAACGATACAACCGACGCCGGATCGCTGACGATATCTACATGCCGACGATGTACAAGGACACCATCAGCGAAGTGTTGATCATGCCGGATGCGTCCGGATCGATTGACCAACGTGCGATGAATGCGTGGGCAGCGGAGATCGCCAACGTGTGCGAGGTGATGCAGCCTGATCTGGTGCGTGTGTTGTGGTGGGACACGCAGGTGCATGCCGAGCAGGTGTTTGAGCCGGGTCAGTTCGATCAGATTCGTGACCTGCTCACGCCCCGTGGCGGTGGTGGTACGGAGGTCTCGTGCCTCAGTCGCTACATCAATGATAAGAATATTACGGCAGACTGTGCCATCGTGTTGACGGACGGTTACGTCGAGCCTCAAGTGAAGTGGGACATCGACATCCCGACGCTGTGGATGGTGACGGAGAGTCGTATGTTTCGTCCCCCGGTGGGACGCATGGTGAAGATCGATAACCTTGGAAAGGAGAATCAGTGATGAGTAAGCATTACATTGCGGTGATCGAAGAGACCAACGGTAGTTTTGAGTACAAGTCAGAGTTCTTGTTCACTACAGACGAAGACCCGTGGGTGTATGGCAAAGAGGTCGCTGCCGACTGGCGTAGTGGCAACACCGAGTATGACAGTAACGTGGGTGGGTTCTGGAATGAAGACACCATCATTTGTTTGGATGCTGTGAAAGAAATTCCGGCAGATGACTTTGAGGTTCTGAGTAAATACTTGTCAGTCCTTTGAGGAGAATCAGTATGAGCGACGATATCTTTTTCCTGAACAAGTTCGACACTGAGCGACGCAACTTCCTGCGTCGTACAGAACTATTCGCATTCGCCCGTGAACTACGTGCGAGATCAAACAACAAACTGTTCTTGAGTACTGCTTCCATCGACACTTACGTTGAGAAGGGTAGGATGGTGACAGAGCATGGCATCCCTGCCATGCACATTGAGATCAAGTACCCGAACAGTCGTAAGGATCGCGAATACAACCTGGAGTCTGTGCACACTGCCGGGTTCGATTACGGGACTAACAGTCTTGCCAAGTCCAAGCAGAAAGCCTACGTGATGCGACGCATTGCTACGGTGCGCGAACCGTTGCGATCATTCCATGTCGCCATCAAGCAGGGCGATGACGAGTGGTTCCACAACGTCATCCTGAGATTGGTGAATCGATACATGGGTAGATTGTTGGAGCAACACCGGGTCGAGTCACGCTTCACGCCTAACTTTCATAACACAACACAGGAGTGGTTGCTGCGTGTACTGGGTGGCTACTCGCACCGCGCTGACTTCCCGGCTAGTGTCGAGAACGAAGTCGCTACCAAGTTGGCAGAGTACGAGAACCGTAATAACTTTCTAAAGCAAGTCCATGCGCTGACTGGTGTGATGTTTGACCGAGCCGAGAAGTGGCTTGTTGGACGTATACCTGACGGCTACGTCGTGGCGGCGTTCGACCCACGTGCTCTTGTGCGGTACATATCCGAGGCGGCAATTGAAGGGAACACTTACCTTGGCATCAATCACAGCCACATCCCGTTCACTGTCAAGCCGCAGCCGTACCTGAGTCTGGATGATGTGCCGTCTGACATTCGCGATGACATGATGTCGGCTCTGCACTTGCAACGTGTGATGCGCGAGTCTGCACACCCCGAGATAACTGGTATCGACTCCGACAAGATCTTTGCCAAAACGTCTGCGTTTTACATGTCGAACGAGGGAGGGTGGATGACGTACGGTTATCAGCACCGTCCCCTGCAATGGATCATTGCGGATAAGGGTTAACACTATGTATACCTACAGTACTACCCCGATCAAGTTGCAGCATGATGAGTTGTGGTCTGTCTGCGTAGTGCGTGACACCACACAAAACCCAGAGATATATCGGGTGTACGTGGGCGATAACATGTTGCGGATGTTCGATGTTAAAACTCTACCCGATACGATCAAAGAGAAGTTGGCAATGGTTCATGGGTTGGGTATCGACGAGCGAGTTATCGCTCCAATGAATATAGCGTGGGAGTTAAATCCTCCCGATCATTACCCACGAGAGTACATAAATATTGGATGGTTCGTTGCCAATAGTAATGCAACTAACATATACTATTATCAAGTGGTGCTTTCGTTTGAAGAACTATCCGTCATACGTGGGATGAAACTAACGTTTCCACAACAGAGGGAAGTCGCATGATCAGATGGTTACTAGGCTTCTTCAAGCGCGCTGATGATTTCCGCAGACGAGAGTGGTCACATGTGCCCCCACCTGCGTGGGGAGCCAAACGAAGTGGGAGAGACTACTGGTGAATAAATCTATACAAGACATCTTCAAAGAATCATTGGAGATGTTGGATCAGGACAAGTTCGACGAGTGCATACCGGGGTTCACGAAACTCATCGACATGCATCCGTTGATCATTGCGTCCTACATTCAGCGTGGCCGAGCGCACTGGGAGATGAAGCGTTGGGACTTGGCACAGGCAGACTTTGAGAAGGCTCTGCACCACGATCCTGACACCGCTGATGCCAAGTGGACGATGGGTCTGATGGCGATGCAGCGCGGTGAATTCAAGCGTGGGTGGGAGTTGTATGACGAGCGTTGGAACAGTACGTCGTTTGCATCCCCGCGACTCAAGACGAGGCTCCCCGAGTGGCGACCATACCGTGCCTATCAGTCTGTACTTGTATGGTGTGAGCAGGGCATCGGTGATCAGTTGCTGTACAGCAGTCTGCTGAAGAAGGTTAAGAGTTGTACTAAGAAAGTTACAGTAATGATCGACGTTCGTTTGATGGGATTACTGCAACGAGCCAACCCAGACATCAAGTTCATTCCGCATAGCGCCAGAGTTAACAACGCTGAGTATGATTCTCAGATAGCACTGGGCAGCATCGGCAGACCTTTCATTGAGACAGAAGCCGACATCGACGAGTGCACCCAGTTCAAGTACATCAGACACGACACGAATCGTGGTGTGCAAATACAGCAAGAGTTGGGTCTGACCGGAGAAGAGTTCGTCATCGGTCTCTCATGGGCTAGTACTGCACCTCGCATCGACAAGCACAAGAGCATCAAGTTAGAAGAACTGATCGGGCTGTGGGATATCCCGAACGCCAAGATCGTCAGTCTCCAATACGGCAAACCCGAGCACGAAATAGAACTATTTGAAGAGAAGACTCACCAACAAGTCTGGCAGACCACCGTGAGCAACTTCTTTGATCTAGAGGGTGTAGCCGCCACGATGTCGCTGTGCGATGTGGTGGTGTCGGTTAGTAATGCCAACGTGCATATCGCAGGGGCGATGGGCAAACCTACGTATGTGCTCGACGCTAACAAACTTTGGTACTGGAACCAGAAGCGTGGCCGCACGAGTCTGTGGTATCCATCGGTAAAACTATTTCCACGCGACAACGTAAAGGCTCCGTGGGACAAACAAGTTCAAGAACTAATTCAGGAGATTCAAGATGACTACTTCCCTAACTCTTGATGACGATGTGTCCTATCTGGATGTTAAGCCAGAGGACATGGTTCCGATCCCGCCGCAGGAAAAAGTCTGGGCAACGATTGGTGACAATCTTCAGTTGGAGTACATCGACTGGGACATGATTGAAAACCTCGCTCATCAGTTTGATCTATTGCATAAGGCAGGAGAACAGAAGACTGAGAGCCATGTGATCTGCAAGTTACTAGTGTTGGTGCGGGACAAGACGAAGAAGGAGTGCGGTGCGTGAAGATCTTTGTTGGTTGGGATAGTCGTGAAGACATCGCGTATCAGGTGTGCAAGGAATCATTACTCCGGCACACATCTGTACCGCTCGACATCCAACCGATTAAGCAGACTGATTTGCGCGAACGAAACGTGTACTGGCGGGAGCATGACCCTCTATCTTCTACCGAGTTTTCGTTCACTCGTTTCCTGACGCCGTATCTTGCAGGATACAAAGGGTGGGCGTTGTTCATGGATTGTGACTTTCTCTGGCGAGGAGATGTGGCAGGAGTCATGGACTACGCTGATCCGAAGTACGCCGTACTGTGCGTGAAGCACAAGTACAAGCCGAAAGAAGAAACAAAGATGGACGGCCATGCACAGCACAAGTATCCGAAGAAGAATTGGTCGAGTCTGATGCTGCTGAACTGTGAACACCCAGATATAAAACAAAACTTGACGCCGCAGATAGTGAACATTGGGACTGGGATGTACCTGCATCAATTCCGGTGGACGCTAGAAGAGAACATTGGTGAGTTACCCATCGCATATAACTACTTGGAAGGTTGGCACACAAAAAACACCTGCCCGAATCCCGTGGCTGTTCACTTCACTAGAGGTGGCCCGTGGTTTGAAGATTGGGGAAGCGTGGAATACGGGGATGAGTGGTTAGCGGTAGCCAAAGAGATGTGAGATGCGACGAGATAAGAGAAAGGAAGGTAAGGTCTACACAAGGCTGTCGAGGTTTAACTTGGCTCTGTCGTATGAACAATACTTGTTCCTGTTGGAACGTAAGCGAAGAGCCAAAGAACTCGACGAACGTATGACTTACAAGGATTTGATGGTGCTGTGGAATCTGCCGCAGCATCACATGGCTACAGCAATGTACAGAGGGATTAAACAATATGACGACAGAATTAAAGCCGAAGGTGGAGACGTTGGTAATCGACGATCAGTCCCCGCCCGGCGCGTGGAAAGACGAGATGAGTGCTGCCCCTTGGGGCTATGGTCAAAGTCAGCAGATGCGCGTCGAGCGATCCTTGCAGAATATACGGAGAGCGGGACTGTTCGACGAGGCTACAGTCCTCTTGTTAGAGTTGAATACTTTGAAGACTGAACTGGAGATACTGCGTGGAAATCGAAGATGATATTCTTGATCTGATTCGCGCACTCCCCAACGACATCAATGATGCCTCGACCACAACAGAAATGAAGTTTCTGACAGTGGGCAGCGTGTTGTGGGCGTGTCGTGATGAGATCGTCTACTTACGCAGAGAAGTTGAGAGGTTGAAAAGTGAGCGTCGTAAAGCAAGAAAGAAGGTGTACTGAGTGCAAGCGCAAGTTTGCAACGGCGAACTCATTTCACGCGCACAAATACAGATTTGGTGATTGCCGCTCTCTTGAAGCGATGGCGGCAATCGGATTCGTAGAAACCGCGAAGGGATGGAAGTTAATTGACCCCCGAACGAAAAGTAAAAGACAAGGTTAGAAAAGTTCTAACCGAGATCAAGGCTTACTACGCGATGCCCATCGGCACAGGTTATGGCAACGCCGGAGTGCCAGACTTCCTAGTCTGCTACAAGGGGTTGTTCATAGGCATCGAATGCAAGGCCAAGGGGAACAAACCGACTGCCTTACAGATGAAAAACTTTAAAGACATTGAAGAGGCAGGAGGACAAGTGCTGTTGATTGATGAGTCTAATGTTGATCAGTTGTTGCAATTAATATTGATAGGAGTCAGTTCGTATGAAAAAGCAGAGTAATGCTGCGAAGATTCGCGCTCTCTTGGCAGAGGGGCTGTCAGTAAAAGAGATCGCCGCCAAGTTGAAACTCAAAGAGAACTACGTTCATCAAGTAAAGTTCTATTGGAAGAACAATATCAAGAAGGGTGAGCGAGTTAAGAAAACCAAGTTGTCGAAGATCGCAAAGACCCGCGAAGTATTGCAGCCGGTAAAGCCGTTGATCTTCAACGGGCAGAAGCCGATAAAAGTTCCCGAGGCCGATATGGTCAATCACCCACCGCACTACAAGGTTGGCGGCGTGGAAACGATTGAGTTCATAGAGGCTAAGAATCTTAACTATCACTTGGGCAACGCTGTGAAGTACATCAGCCGCGCTTTCTACAAGGGCAATCCGTTGCAGGACTTGAAGAAGGCTAGGTTCTACATTGATCGCGAGATCGCCCGTCGAGAATCGAAGGCTGCTTGATCATGAGTTTCGTAACGCTAGATTTTGAAACGTACTATGCGAAGGACTTCAGTCTGTCGAAGATGACGACTGAGGAATACATTCGCGACCCGCGCTTTCAAATCATCGGCGTAGGTGTCAAAGAGAACGATGGCGAACCCGTTTGGTTTTCTGGATCTCACGATGAGATTAAAGAATTCTTAAACAGGTTTGACTGGAGCAGCACCGCTGTCCTATGTCACAACGCCATGTTCGACGGAGCGATACTGGAGTGGGTTCTGGATATTCATCCGAACTTCTACTACGACACGCTGTGCATGGCTCGTGCTTTACACGGGGTCGATGCAGGTGGATCGCTTGCTGCGCTTGTTCAGCGTTACGAGATTGGTGAGAAGGGAACCGAAGTACACAACAACATCGGGAAACGGAGAGAGGACTTCTCTCCGGCAGAACTGGAGTTGTATGGGCACTATTGCATGAACGACGTTGAACTAACGTGCAATTTGTTTGCTCGTATGGCTCCAGTTTTTCCCGAGGTCGAGTTCAATCTGGTGGACATGACCCTCAAGATGTACACCCGTCCGACGCTGATGGTGGACGATGCGCTGTTGGTCACGAGGCTAGATGAAATTAAAGCCGAGAAGACTGAACTGCTAAATGGTCTGAGAGGTTTGCTTGACTGTGGGCTAGAGGAAGAAGTTCGCAAGAAACTCTGTAGCAACAAACAGTTCGCGCAGATACTGGAGGACTTCAACATCCCCGTGCCCATGAAGATCAGTCCGACTACGGGCAACCCGACCTTTGCTCTTGCCAAGAATGATGTGGGGTTCATGGCTCTGCAAGAACATCCCGACCCGATCATTCAACAACTCTGCGCGGTTCGTCTGGGTACGAAGTCCACCATCGAAGAGTCACGCATCGAACGCTTCATCGGAATCGGTGCGCGAAACAATGGCATGCTGCCTATCCCGTTGAAGTATTACGGGGCACACACTGGGCGGTGGTCAGGGCAGGACAGCGTCAACTTCCAGAACTTGCCGAGCCGCGATGCCAAGAAGAAGGCGTTGAAGAATTCAGTGCTGGCTCCCCGTGGACATGTCGTTATTAACTGTGACAGTTCACAGATCGAAGCGCGTGTGCTGGCGTGGTTAGCCGAGCAGGAGGACATGGTCGAGGCGTTCCGTAACAAGCGGGATATCTATTCCGAGTTCGCCACGCAGGTCTACAACAGAACTATTACGAAGAAAGATCCGGTCGAGCGGTTCGTGGGCAAGACCTGCATCCTTGGACTGGGCTACGGCACAGGTGCTGCCAAGTTGCAGCACACTCTGGGCACGGCGCATCCGGTGAGCGTTCGCCTTGAAGAACATGAGTGCAAGCGCATCGTGCATCTGTACCGACAGGCCAACAGCATGATCCCGAGGTTTTGGAATGACTGTGACCGAGCCTTGTCATGGCTGATGAGCACGGGTGCGAACGTTGGTAAGTCTTACTACTTGGACAACAAGCAAGTCGTGGAGATAACGCCGGAAGGCATAAGGCTTCCGAACCGACTGTACATCCGCTATCCGAACCTCCGCACTAGCGGCCTTGAAAACGGATGCGTTTACACATCACGCCGTGGCGTAATAAAGATCTGGGGCGGTGCAGTTACTGAGAATATCGTGCAAGCCCTCGCCCGAATCATCGTGGGCGAACAGATGCTAAAGATAAACGAACGTTATCGAACTGTACTGACCGTGCATGACGCAGGTGTCTGGGTTGTCCCAGAATCCGAAGTCGATGACGCCCTTGCATTTATAGTGAAAACTATGTCTACTCCCCCTGACTGGTGTGCCGATCTGCCCGTCGCTTGCGAGGCTAAATACGGACAATCATATGGGGATTGCTAGTGATCAAATGGTCGTACAGCGGACTGAAGGACTTCACCAAATGTCCGCGCCAGTATCATGAAGTAAAGGTTTTACAGAACTTCAAGAAGGAAGTAACGGAGCAGATGCGTTACGGAACTGAGGTTCACCAAGCATTAGAGGACTACGTCAGAAACGGTATACCACTGAATAGAAATTATGAACGCTTTCAACCTCTGCTGGATGTGCTTATGCGGATGCCGGGGACACGATTCCCTGAGCACAAGATGGCATTGACAATCGATAAGCAGCCGTGTGGTTTTGACGATGCAGATTACTGGGTGCGCGGTATTGCTGACTTGTTAATCATAGACGGAGACCATGCTTTCGTTATTGATTACAAGACTGGCAAGCCGAAGATGCCTGACCCCGACCAGTTAAAGTTGATGGCGTTGATGGTGTTCGCGCACTTTCCTTCAGTGAAGAAGATCAAAGCTGCGCTTGCATTCATACTTTATGATGTTTTTATTCCAGAGGAATACGAACGTAATCAAGTTGATTCGATCTGGGATGTGTTCAATCCGGATCTTATGAGGTTGAGTCTCGCTTACGAGAACAACACTTGGATGCCAAACCCCACTCCGCTTTGTGGTTGGTGTCCTGTAGATACTTGTGAATTCTACAAGCGGAGGAGGAACTGAGATGGCTTACGTAAACAAACCCCGCCCGTACAAGAAAGAGTATCAGCAACAGAAAGCCCGTAAGGAACATGCAGATCGCATGGAGCGTCAACGTGCGCGCCGCGCTGTTGATAAGAACGGTAAAGATTTAAATGGTAACGGAAAAGCAGATCGACGCGAGGGCAAGGACATTGCCCACAAGAAAGCGTTATCGAAAGGTGGAACCAACAAAGACGGTTACACCATCCAGTCAATTCGTCGCAACCGCTCTTTCAAACGTACCTCAAGCGGAGCGATGAAGTAGTCCCCACAAGGTATGAGTGTGGAGGACAGGGCAGTTCCCACCCACTTCTGCCCTAGCGTAGTCATAAGCGCTCAACCATGCCATTCAAGGCAGCGGCTATCTAACTGATTCTCACCGCTGTGACTTGAACGACTGGCCCCCGTAAGGGGCTTCTTCAAGAGGAATTATGGAAGTCATAGAGAACACGGCGCTACGCCTAACCGTGCCGAATCAAGTTGCTCAGAACATCCTGAGTAAAGTTGAAAAGAGCGAGTTGATCATCGACTGCGGAACAGCCAAAGACATTGCTGTCTACTGGGGTTTCGATGAAGCATCGTTGCTAACTTATCTACTCGACGGTGAACTTCCGAAGGAAGGCACACCTATCATCCCGTCGCCAATACTCAGAGATTACAACTGGCCGGGCGTCTTCAAACCATTTGATCACCAGAAGAGTACTGCATCATTCCTAAGTCTGAGGCAGAGAGCGTTCTGCTTTAACGAAGCCGGGACAGGCAAGACCTCTGCTGCGATATGGGCAGCGGACTACCTGATGACACTAGGCTTGGTAAAAAGAGTTCTAGTGATCTGCCCGTTGTCGATCATGCACTCAGCATGGCAAGCAGACATCTTCAAGACCGCGATGCATCGTTCATGCGGCGTGGCATATGGCGATGGTGCGAAGCGGAAACAAATTATCAACAACCCTTACGACTTCATCGTTATTAATTATGACGGAGTTGCAATCGTCAGGGATGAGATTCGTAACGGTGGATTCGATCTGATCATCGTTGATGAGGCGAATGCATACAAGACACCGACGACGAAACGATGGAAGACGTTAGCGTCAATCATTACATCTGATACACGCCTGTGGATGATGACCGGCACACCTGCCTCGCAGTCTCCGGTGGATGCCTATGGCCTTGCGAAGTTGATCTCACCGTACCGTGTACCGAAGTTCATGAGTGCGTGGCGGGATAAAGTTATGCGCCAAGTCTCACGATTCAAGTGGATGCCCAAACCAGATTCGCAACACGAAGTGCGTTACGCGCTACAACCTGCGATCCGGTATACCAAGAAAGAATGCTTGGATCTACCAGAGGTGACGTATCAAACCCGTGAAGTACCGCTCACGGTGCAAGTCGCAAGATACTATAAAACCCTTAAAAATCAGATGTTAATCGAAGCTGCTGGGCAAATGGTGTCAGCAGTCAACGCTGCGGCAAGCATGAGCAAGTTGCTGCAAATCTCAGGCGGCGCGGTCTACACCGATCACCGCGATGTGGTCGAGTTTGATGTGTCTCCACGCCTTGAAGCGATGCGCGAAGTGCTTGACGAAACGTCAAACAAAGTTGTAATATTCGTACCGTACATACACACGATTGATGTTGTCACTGAATATCTGAACCGCGAGGGCTACACTAACGAAGTGATCAAAGGCGATGTGCCACCCAAGACACGCGCCGATATCATCGACAGGTTCCAGTCTCAAGAAAATCCGCGAGTGCTTGTGATTCAACCGCAAGCAGCATCTCACGGTGTGACTTTGACCGCCGCTGATACGATCATCTTCTGGTCGCCTGTGATGAGCGTTGAGACTTATCTTCAGTGTATCGGTCGTATTGATAGAGTTGGACAGCGTAATCCGTGTACGGTCGTTCATCTTCAGGGTTCTGATGCTGAGCGTCGCGTGTACAACATGTTGCAAGGTAAAGTTGATTCGCATCAAAAACTAGTTGATCTGTATAAGCAGGAGTTGGAATCAGTATGAGTTTTAACACTGAAGAATTAGTTGAAGCGTTCATTGCTATACGCACTGCGCGTGATGAGTTGAAGAAGAAGTACGAAGCAGACGACGCCGTGTTGGAAGAAGACATGAATAAGATCAAAGTTGAATTGTTGAAGATCTGCAATACGGTTGGCGCTGACACGATCAAGACTTCTTCTGGAACTGTCATGCGTAAGTTGAACGAACGCTTTTACTGTAGCGATTGGAATGTGTTTGGTAAGTTCGTTCTTGAGAACAGTGCAGTTGAATTGTTGGAGCGGCGTATACACCAAACTAATTTCAAGCAGTTCATGTCTGAACATGAGGGGGATGGACTGCCACCCGGTGTCAACGCGATGCGTGAATTTGATGTCACGATTCGCAAGCCGTCCTCCTCATCCGTTGTTAACAATTAAGGGAAGGTAACCCATGAGCAATGATCTGATCCTGAGTATTAAAAATGAACTCGCCGTGCAGGGCGGCGTTGACGCAGACACTCTTGCAGTAGCCGGTGGCGAATCGCAGGAGGGTGCCCTCAAGCGCATTTCTATTGAGGGTGGTGTATTCCGCAAGATCGTCGGCGGCAAGGAAGTAGGTGCGATTGAAGACCGTCACATGAACGTGATTGTCGTCAAGATGGCACACAACCCGAGCCGTATGTACTACAACTCCACTTACAAGAAGGGTGTCAAAACCAACCCGGCTTGTTGGTCAAGCGATAGCAAAACGCCGAACCCGGAAGTGCCCGAGCCTGTTGCAGCAGACTGCTTCAAGTGTCCCATGAGCGCGAAGGGTTCTAGTTCTACGGGTCAGGGGTCTGCTTGCCGTCTGTCGTGGCGTACTGCTGTGGTTCTCCCGAACGATCCTGCCGGTGATGTGATGCAGTTGGTTGTGCCGTCTGCGTCCTGCTTCAACGAAGAAGTGTCTGGCAAGTGGGGCTTCAAGCCTTACGTCCGTATGCTTGCTAGCAACAACATCAGCGTTGGCCGTGTTATCACAAAGGTGCAGTTCGACACAAACTCTTCCTCGCCGAAGTTGTTGTTCTCGCCGGTTGGGGCTGTCCCACCCGACATGGTCGATACGATCTCTGAACAGGCGAAGACTCGCGCTGCGGAGATGGCAGTCAAGTTGAACATCATGCCGAAGAAGAATGAGCAGACAGAGGAAGTTGCTGCTCCTGCTGCGCCAGTCGAGGTCGCTGAGAAGCAACCGAAACTGCGTGAAAAGAAACCCGCTGAAGCCGTCGCTCAGCCAGATCTGGCTAGCGTGGTGCAGAAGTGGGGCAAGAAGTAAGGATCGACAATGGCACGACCGTACAGTCAAAAGTTCCTTTTGGATTTGTATCGCAACAATTCCACCTCACTTGGGGTGAATCTTGCGAGGCTGTGCGTCAACGCTAATCTTCCTGCTACATACGTTGCCGCTGCGTTGGAGACAACGCGAACGACCGTCTACAGTTGGTTCCGAGGCCAAGGTATACGGGAGGGAAAGCACAACCTGATCAAGACCTTTATTGAACTGGTTGAAGAAGATATGGCTAACGGTGTGTTACCGGCGAAGACTGTCCTTGACGCTAAGCGATATATCGAACAGATGATTGGTTCGCCAATCAAGTAATCGTCACCATATGGCGGAGGTAACACTCCGCCTTTCTCTAAAATGCTAAAACAATTCTACGAGAAAGTCCTGCCTACGGAAGGCGTGTACTGCGTCACGACGATTGACTCAGTATCTAAGCGAGTTACTAACTCGTTTGCCCCTACGCTTGATGAGATGTTTGAACTGGTCGAGCAAGCGAAGTTAGATCGGCTCAACGTCTTTGTATCACCCAACACATTTAAAAATTCTAGCCGACGAGCAGAGAACGCGCTGGCAGGCCGTTCACTCTTTATCGATCTGGACGTAGGTGATACCGAGAAGAAGTATTCAAGCAAAGAGGAAGCGACTGCGGCGCTAGAAGATTTTCTTGCGAAGCACGAACTTCCTCCTCCTGCCATCATCGATACCGGCGGTGGCATCCATGCCTATTGGCCGCTTGATCGGAACGTACCGATTGCAGAGTGGAAGGTCTACGCCGAGAAGTTTAAGGCATTCTGCCAGACCGATGGACTGAAGATTGATGCTGCCGTCACGGCAGATGCAGCGCGAATCATGCGTTGCCCAGAAACATTCAACTACAAGTACGATGTTCCACGTGAAACATCCGTGGTCTCGCAAGAGATCTACGAGTACTCGTTTGATGTGTTTAAAGAATTCTTGGGGGTAGAAGAAGCAAGTGTCGAAGAAGTCCTAGCCTCTGCCATCAAAGGCTTTGACAAAGACATCTTTGACATAAGCAAGTTTCAAAACTACGAGTACGAGTTCGACACGGTTGCAATGAAGAGCCTGTCGGACGAGGGCTGCAATCAGATCAAGCACATTCTGGTGAACTCACGCACTATCGACGAGCCGCTCTGGAGAGCAGGGCTGTCCGTTGCTATGCGCTGCGTTGATGCCGATCCCGCCATCTATAAGATGTCTGAGGATTACGAGGGCTACGACCGCGCCTATACCCAGAAGAAAGCCGAACAAACTTTATCAGCAAAATGGGCTTACACTTGTGAAAGATTTGAATCCCTCAACCCCGGTGGATGCGACGACTGCCCCTTCAAAGGAAAGATCCCGTCCCCTACTCACATTGGGCGACGCATCAAAGAAGCCTCAACAGATACGCCGGAATCAATTCGGGAGGACGAGGATTCCGAAGCGGTTTCTGCTTACCAAGCCTACTTAGAGATCTTCAAGCAGAATAAGTTGTATCCATTCATGCGACTGGCGGGCGGTATCTATTATCAACCTCCGCCGAAGTCCGAGAAGGGAAAGAAGATTGAGCAAGACCCAATCTTGCTAACGAAGTACGACCTGTTCCCAGTCAAGCGAATGTACAGCGAGACAGACGCATCATGCTTGGAGATGCGCGTAATTCTTCCACACGATGGCGTTCGTTCGTTCCTCGTGCCCATGAAGACCGTAGCGGCGTCGGACAAACTGCGCGAAGCCATGCTGAGTCAAGATGTGGTGTTCGACCCAGAGGTTAGTGCCTTGATTACCAAGTATGTTTTGAAATGGACGGATCACATGGTTAACATCGAAGCAGCCGAGCAGATGCGTATGCAAATGGGATGGACGGAAGACCGTAAGGGATTCGTCATCGGGCACTCCGAAGTCCGCGAGACAGGTGAGGTTCTCAAGACTGCTACGTCTCCGCTCGTCCGCTCAATAGCTAAACTTCTTAAAACTGAAGGCAACTTTGACGACTGGAAGAAGGCAGTATCGATCCTCAACGCGCCAAGCATGGAACTCCATGCCTTTGGCATGCTGACTGGGTTTGGTGCGCCGCTGATGAGCCTGACCTCCACGCCCGGAGCATCGATCTGCTTTACGGGCGGCACGGGCTGCGGCAAGACGGGTTCGCTTTATGCGGCAATTAGCATATTCGGTGCGCCGCGAGAGTTAGGTTTGATTGACGGAGGTGCAACCGAGAACGGCTTTGTTGCGCGCTATCTAAACCTGAAGAACATCCTGCTTGGCCTAGACGAAGTGTCCAACGCCAAGGCAGAGCATCTATCGAAGATCATCCACCAGAACTCGCAGGGTAAGCCCAAAGTTCGTGTGAGAGCGTCGGTCAATGCCGAGCGCGAAGTACAGCAGAACGCATCCACCATCCTGTTCATGACCTCTAACAAGAACATCAACGACATCTTGGAGCAGATCAAGGCTAGCCCTGACGGTGAACTGGCACGTGTCGTTCAGTTCCATATTGAGAAGCCGCACCTGCTGCGCGAGAAGCCTGAGTACGGTCGGCTGATATTTGAAACTCTGCACAAAAACCACGGGCATGCCGGTGTAGAGTTCATTAAGTACTATTACACAGTTGGCGAAGAAGTAGTCCTTGAGAAGATCAAACGTTGGGCACAGGAGTACAACAACTATCTGGGCAACGACACTGAGTACCGCTTCTACGAGAACTTGATCTCAGCGACGTTTGCCGGAGCAGAACTTGCTTGCGAGGCCGGTATCATCAAGTTCGACCTACACCGCATATTCAAGGCAGTGATTCAGGAACTAGCCAACCTCAAGAGCGACAGGAAACTGAACGTTACGGATTACCGCGACATCCTGAACGTGTTCATCAACCGCAACATCAGCGGCTTCCTGATCATGAATGACAACAAGGTGGTGACCGAGCCACGAGGTCCGTTGATTGGCCGTAGCGAGATTCATAACCAGATGCGTTATGTATCCAAAACTGCACTGCGAAAATACCTAGCAGAAATACAGGTCGGTTCTACCCAGTTTGAGACTGCGCTGAAGGCAGATGGATTGCTGACTTTCTCTGGCAAGAAGCGGCTTGGTACGGGTTGGCCGAGCGGCGCGGACATCGGGCCGGTTGCCGTCTATGGGTTCCAGAGCGAGATTCCAGAGGAAATGATTGACAACTCCCCCTGAGAACAACGAGCCAGAGTGGCTCCTGCCGTTTGACTTTATGCAGATTGGGGAGAGTTTCTTCATCCCCACCGTCCAACCTGCCAAGATGCTCTACACCATAGACTCCGCTGCTAAGCGCAGCGGAGTCCGCATCAAGGCGTTCATCACGACCTACAAGAACTACATGGGCGTGCGCGTATGGCGCATCAGTTAGAGCTATCTTCTAAGATCTTTTTGTAGTCTTGGTAGTACAGAACCATCTGTAGTTTGTACAGATTGATGTCTTCGTTAAGGCTCTGCACGATGCGTTTACGCTCTTCCGTCGTGTATGTACCGGCCTGTCCTGCACGGATGCGATTGCTCTCTTCGCGCAGTTTATCCACCAAGACTTTGTTGTCACGATAGACTTCGATGAGTCCGTCGATGTCCGGGCGCTTCTCTCGGTAGTTAATATTACGGACGTTAGTTGGGTCAGCGGCTGCAAGAGCGTCGAGTTTCTTCAACTCCCGATCCATGTTCTCAATGTCGTATTTGACCCGCTCGTACTCCTTGGCATCTGGGCTTGGGCGACGCGCAAAGAAGCCTGACAGGAACACGGTGTCGCGCTTCGGATCAAACTCTTTATCGCCAAGCAACGTCAGGCCAAGGCTGTACGAGTCAGCCACAAGGTTGCCAAGCCCCATGACAAAGTTACTTACCAAGTAGTGGTAGAACTCAGGCTTGTAATCGATAGCGCCATCGCTCACGCGCTCAAACCATTTGGCAGCGTCGTTGTATATCTCAGGGATACGCTCAACATCGACGTATGCATCGCCATACTTGTTAGATTGGTCGCGATAAATCTGCTGGCCCAGAGTGTTTACGTTGATCAAGTACTCAAGGTACGACCGTGGCAGTGACGGGGTGACCGGGTAAATCAATGCAATACCGAGGTTCTTCGGTACGCTCTTCGCACCTTCGGTCGGGTCAAACGGATTGAACTTGACCGGCTGAATCGGCATGTACGACTCAGCCACGATCTGCATCATGTTAGAGATGAACTCTTTACCAGTCTGATGCCCTTGTGTGTACGCAGCTACCTGTGCACCCATCGCTGGGAATGATCCTGCACCAAGTCCCCAAGGAAGCTGGAAGAACTCGTCTTTCTCACCAAGGCCAAAGTAAGACAGCGGGATACGGATGCTACGTGCCCAGAGTTCCTTCTTGTCTGTCGCGACCACGTTGCGCTCAAGGTCATCATCCCCTGCCATCGACGCAGCCATCATATAGATGAAGTAGCCGAGGCCAAGCATAGCCATCGTAGATAGCATGCTGTTGTATCGATCCCGGCGAAGTTGGATCTCTGCTTTACGCAGTGCCATAGGATCTTTCTTAATCTTGTCTGGAAGCTGGCCCAGCAGGCGATTCACATCGTAGATAAACATGGGGCGCAGAACTTCCAACGCCCGAACCGAGCCTGTCGAGCCGGGACGGAAGAAGTAATACAGTTTACTGATGCGGCGCACCTTATCGCCCACCACTTCAAAGTTCTGCATTTCCTTAGTCCACGACGCTGCCGAGACCTGCGCTGCCTCGTCACTCAGACCGGGGTCTTTGGCAAGAATCTCTTCCTTGCGAATGCGGTAGGCACTGACACGCGCAGTCAATTCAAACATCGACGCCCACGTATCGAAGAAAGCATCGATAACCTCTTTGCCCATCTTCAGTTTATTGTTGGCGCTAGCAACGTCGTACCGCTCAACCAGATTCTTTAAGCGCGACAGTTTGGTGAACTGCTGCACGAAGACAGACTCGCCACCGTTCTTCAAGAACTCCCATGCCGGGGCATAGAACCGCTTGTCTTTGGCAGCGAGTTTCTCAATGTCATCAAAGCGACCACGGTTGTACAGGTAACTAATACGCCCTGACTTCACTAGGCCAAGCCGTGCTACGTCCGCAGCGACGTTAGCGGTGTACCGCGCCATCTCTTTCGGACCAAGCCGCGCAAACACCGCCGAGTAAGTGAACATGTCGCGGATGAAGTTCTTGAAACCGAATGCCAAGTTGTATCGGGTAAAGAACTGCGATATGCCGCTCGTTACCGTTCCCATCGCATCAATAGCGCGGAGGAAGATATTGTTTGATTCTTCCGGCTCAAACTCACGACGGATAGCGTTGCGCTGATCGCGGTTGGTTAGCTCCCAAACGTCGATTGATCCGTCTGCGTTGTAGTTAATGAAGATGCGGTTGCCCTGATACTTCAACGGCTCCAAACCTTTGGCACGATCTTCAAACTTGATGCGCTCTTTGGCTTTGCCATCAAGGATACCTTGGCTTAGGGCGTTGTGAAGGGCTTGTCTAGAATCCTTCAACCCGACACGCATAGCAGCCCGCGTAGCTGCGATTTGCGTTGCAAGCAGCGCGTTCTGAGATTCGGACTTCGCACCCTTAAACCCAGCAGCGATCTCGCCCTTGTACTCAGCAGAGTAGCGGGGACTAGAGAACTCCAACGTGTCATCTTCTTCAGATACTTTCTGCTGTGCCTTACCAGTCAAAGGCACGTAGTTCTTCCAACCATAGAACTGCTTGATGTTCGACACACCCTGCGTCCAGTAGTTGGCTTCTTCGTCGAGTTTGACAGTCTCTTCCTGTACGTCGCGCACAGCATTGATGATCTCGTCAAACTCAGCCTTGTTCGGGTCAGAGTTGTACTCTTGGATAAGATCGTCAATCTCCTTCTGGTAGTACGTGCCAAGCACGTTGTACTCAGGGTCTTCGATGCGGATCGACCGAGTACCGGGCTTCTTCTTTTCAGCCCCCTCCATCATGTCGGCAAGGCTAGAACCGTTCACATCAAGGCGGTTATTCGGATCATTTCTGTCCGTTAACTGCATTAATTGATCACGGTAATTATCGATGATCTTGTACCAAGCTTGACGCTGGGCATCATTCTGAAACTTTAAATTGGTGTGCAGCAGCGTCCAGATATACTCACGCAGCTTAGCGGCACTTACTTGTTCGGTCGTGCCATCTGGCTTGGTGATTTGGAAGTCTTTCTTGGTGTTATCAAGCGGCGCAAACAACATGAACTTGGTGCGGCGACGCTCACCAATGTGCAACGCCTTTAGCGTCTTATCCAACTTCGCCAACACTTTCTTGTATGGCAGTTTTGATTTCTTGCCATAAGCCTTGGCAGCGACTTCGATAGCCTCAAAGCGCGGCATGATGCGGGACACCATGATGCCCTTGGTCAAGCCAGTCGAGACAACCATCCGGTCATAGAAGTTATTAAAGCCGAGTGCGCCCACGTTTTCACGCAGCAACCGGCTAGTCATTTCCAAGCCGTTCTGAATGTCTTTCAAAACGTACCGGTAGTTCTGCAAATCGCGCGCAGCTTTGAGATACGGCGTCCCGGTTAAGAATTCTTTAGCACGTTTCAATAAGCCCTGTCTGCCACCAGCCACAGAGTCGAGTTCATCGACACTCTCTTGGTACATTTCCTCTGTGGTGCGTACCTTGGCAGGAGGTGCTTTAAACTTCTTCGCGCCACGCTGAATCAAACGTCCAACATCAACTCGACCCATAGCAATCATCTTGCTTGGGGTACGGCGCAATTCAATGACAGCATCCGCAGTGTTTGCCATCTTTTCAGTGACGCTTAGAATTTGATTCAAAGCACTGTCTGCATCGGACTTGAAGCCAAGCAGATTTGAGACCGTGTTAACGAACTTGCTCCACGCAGAGCGTTCGCGGCGATACGGAATCAAACGGAGCAACGCTTGTACTGAGGGATCAGTCAACGCCCACGTATAGATTTCATCAATCTCATAGGTGAGCCGACCATTTCGGTCACGCTTCAATATGTTCAGCGACATCATGTCCTGAACCAAGGCTCGCATTTGATTGTTCTTGGGTAGGTTATTAGCGAGGTGCTTTAACTGCCTACCAATGTAATCACCTACTTCCTCGTACTCATCAACTGCATCGGTCAGATCGTTCTTAGTTCCAATAGCCTTTGCAGCGCGTCCAAGCTGGACGAGAGGCAACATGACGGCATGAACTATTTCATGCAACAAGGTTTTGTAATCGGCGTAACTACTGCCAATCTCAACCTCAACACCCATGTTCAACACACCGGGCTGTCGATCTGGGTCTGCTTGCGTATAGAGCGTAGCGCGTCCTTGTGCGCCGCCCGGTAGTGACTTGACGACGCGAACCGGGAAGTCTTTCACAAGACCAGACGACACCAAGTAATCCAACACCCGCAGGAGTTGGTCAGCAACCATTCTGTAGGATGGGCTGTCCGACGTTTTAACTACGAGGTTTAGTACCTGTACGAGTGACTTGCCATTGATCGCGTTGATCAGGGCGTCGTCGCTGAGTTCCTTACTTGTCTGCTCTGGAGTCTCTTCCAAGGCAGCGGTTGTCTGCTCAGGCGTAGCAGAGGCTTCCGACAACATGCCCGGAGTTAACTGCTCACGTTTACCTGTAACACGCGCTTCGCGCTCAACAGACGGAGGAGCCTCGCCACCTATCTCTTTAGGTGCGCCTTCTTCCTGCGCTGCCTTAACACCGGTAGTCGCTGCGGCTTGCTTAGTGACCTTCTCAAACTGCTTGGCTTGCTTAGAAACTGCGGCGCGTTCCTTCTTTTTACCAACGCGCTCCTCAACTTCATCAGGCAGTTCGACCTTCTCTTCAACGATTGGCTTCGCCGTACCAGCCTGTATCTGTTGATAACGCTGAGCCGCTGCATTGACGATCTTAGAAGTTTCAGTCAGGTCAGGCGGGGTGACAGGATTACCCGCATCATCAACCGGGTTGGCAGCAAGATTGATGTCCGCAACAACTCGGTTGTAATCAGGCGTGGAGATTGCCCCTGCTCGGAGCAACGCTTGTGCAGCAGCCTGATATTGATCACGCTGTTCCGGTGCTAGTGCAGGGAGGACTCGACCCTTTCCAACATCAGTTGTACCAACACCTGCTCCAACACCCCCCAGTCCAGCGGACTTAGGAGGCTTAGTGGTCCCTGCGGCGGCGGCTCCTCGTTTTTGTACAACAGTTCCAGTGCCTGTTGCACCTGTTCCAGCGACAGCCTTCTGAGCAGTAGTTCGTGGGCGTAATTCACGTTTGGGTAACTCCAGTAGATACTTACGCTTTCTTGTCTTCGGGTCTGCCTTAGATACTACGCCGTTCTGTTGATAGGCATCCATCAATTCAACGGCTTGCTGACGCTCAAGCCCCGTGGCTTTTATGATCGCCGGGACGTTTACATCTTTGCGGTTCATCGCCGCTTCTTTCAGAGCCTCTGCACCTTTCTGATAAATCGGACTAGCAGGGTCTGTAAGCGGGATTGAAGGAGTGCCTTCCCCTGCTTCAAAAATTTGAGCAGAAGAGTCTGTGGGTTTGAATGTTTTTAAACCTTGATCCGTCAACGGACGTACGCCGTTGGGCATCATGTCCCCAACAAGACCCTGCGCTTGCATCTGACCAAGGATACGGTCAGCGTCTTCCATGCCTATGTTGAGAGCGCGTCCCAAGGCAGATGTGGAGACGCTAGCAAGAACAAAGTCCGTGCCGTCTTCTTTCTTTTCGGTAGGCGAGACCTGCCCAGACATAACAACGTTTACCGCGTTGTTATATAACTCTTCTGGTATTGGCTGCGCTTGGGGGGCCGGAGGCAGAGTTGTGGTCGTAGTTTCAGTCGTAGTTTCAGTCGTAGTTTCAGCAGGCGTGACTGTAGGCTGGGGCGTAACAGTTTTAAGCGACTGCAAACCTTCAACTCGGCCGGTAATTAGGTCAGCCTTTTTCAGTTTGCTGAGCAGAATACCCGCGCCTTTCGCATCAATATTGAATTTACTGCGAAGGATTTTGTTCCACTGATCTTTGACAGTCTCGTTGCCAAGGAGACGAATCGTATCTAGAGCGCGTTGCTCTAGTTCGTTAAATCCTTGGAAAGGTTCTGTTGCGGGAACAGTCTCAAATGTAGGCAGCGTAACGTTGCCCTTGAGTTCTGTTGGTTTATCTTTCGGAGAGACAACTGTACCCGTGCCACCAGCAGGAGGCGCAGCAGTCGTAGTTACAGTAGCCGGTTCTTTCTTTTCAAGATCCGTCAGACCATAAGTCTTGACAGTATCTTTACGTATATCGTTGAGGATGCCGATTTCTTTTTCGAAGCTCTTGGCTTCGTCAATCATCTTCCTAGATTCTTCCTGCGTATACACGCCGGGAATCTTTAACTGCGCTTCAATCTGCGCGATCCGAGTCTGGTAATCGGCAACCTGACGGTCGAGTTCAGCGACGCTCTGGCGCGGCGTGAGTTCAGGTGGTTCCTGTCTTAATGCACCAAGAGCCGTAGCAGCACCGGCTTGGACACCACCGCCTACAAGCGTAGCGATGGCAGTAACAACCTGCCTTCTGCCTTGAATAAGAGCGGCTTCGCCAGCCGACTGTGCGTTAGCAAGTTCTTCATCAAGCCCGTTTGCGTAGGCGTTGAGTGACTGCAAAAGAGTCGCAGCCTGTTCGCCCGGTATTTCACCCGCAGCAAATTTAATAAGTTCGTCTTTGACACCCTTGAGCGTCTTAACGCCAAACGCATCGGTTAAGAATTTAGATGGGAAGTACTCCGTGCCTACTTCAATGATGGCATCAACGTTGCCGTATAGCGACGCTTGCTCAGGAGTTTTCCCTTCTTCACGCGCTTCAGCATAACTTTGCTGACGAGTGCTTAGTCCCGCTAGGGCCAAGTTTGGTAATGAACTACGTGCAGCAACAGACGCAATTAATCCCGGTGATTGAAAAATAGCACTCTCAATACCAGATCGAACGCCTTCTTCAACAACGTTCAAATCTTCTGGAGTTGCTTGACGGATGCGCTCATCGCTAGCGCGAAGCTTGGCAAGGTATTCTTGAGTTAGTTCATCTACTCGTTGCTGCGCTTCAGCGTCGTCTTTCTTTAGAATCTTCTTGGCTTCGTCAGTTTTCTCAACCATGTACGAATAGCCAAGCTGTTTGAATCGCTCAGCTATAGACGTACCAAGTCCGGAGAAAAGCCGCCCAAATCCACGTTCTCCCACAGCAGCCATTGCTGCGGCTTCTGCGGGTTGACCCGGTTGTACTTGTGGTTGACCCGGTTGTACTTGTGGTTGACCCGGTTGTACTTGTGGTTGAGCCGGAGCGGGTTGTGCAGCATCACCCGCAACAAGTCCACGTTTGCGGGCTTCTTGAAGTAAAGCAGCTTTATCAGGTGGTAAAATCCCTCGACGCTCTGCTTCCAACAAAAGTTGGATATTAGCCATTAGCCGCCTCCGAGCGCCGCCATAATTTCTTCATTAGTCATCGAACTAGGATCAAGCGTTGGAGATCGTGCAGCACCCGGCGCAGCCTGATTAGTTTGTGCTAAGCCCAACAGACGGTCTTCTTCGGCCTGAATCGCTGCTTCAAGTTGAGCAACGCGATTTGGATCAGCTTTATCGCGCTTGGCTTCTTCAAGCCGCTTCTGATTTCTAAGTTTATAAATCTGGCTGTTGGGGTTCTTTTCCGCGTTTTGAAGCGCAGTTACGCCTGCACGAATCTGCTCGCGATTGATACCCGCCTGTCCAGTGATGTACTGCGGTTGGAGCTTCTGCATGTTGGCAGTGACTGAATTAAACTTGGCTTGAGCAGCCGCGAGTTCTTCTGGCGTTTTAGCCGCACGAAGAGCTTTGATTGCCGCTTCGATGTCTTCCTTGAACAAGCCCAGCGGGCCGAGTTGACCCTGTGATCTTTTAAGATCATTAATCATGCGTTCACGAGCAAGCTGGACCTGCTCTCGCTGTCCGCCGTAAGTCATCATCGCTGTTCCAATACGACCTTCTTCCGCTGCTACAGCAGCCTCGTCAGCCATACGAGCAGTGCCGATACGATCAAAGTCAGCCAACTTGGCGTTGGCATAATCACGACGCGACTTGAGTTGCTCACCCTTCACGCCGCGCTCTTCAACATCCAACTCACGGCGGGTCTTGCCAAGGCGAGCCGCAGGTTCAGCAAATCCAGTTGCTACCGCGCCCAAAAATCCCTGAGTACTCCTAGCAATCTTGTCTCCGGCCTCAAGAAAGAACATTGCCTTGGCTTCATCGCGCCGTGCAGCAATGTTGGTAATCGCATCCTTGAACATCTTGGTCTGTTCTTTGTTGAGCTTGTCTACGCCCAGCGAATCAGCCAATGCTTTACGAGCCTTCTCTTGGCTCTCTTGGCTGGTGCGCGGACGACGCTGCAACACCATTCCAAGACCTTGAGCCTGCATCTCAGAGGGCTTCATCTTGGCGATATTCTCTGGAGCCATCATGGGGTTCGGAGCCGGTGCAGCCGGAGCCGCCGGATAGAACGAAGCGGCGTCTACCTCTGGATACTCCTCGTCTTCATCATTCAATCCACCCGCACCAAACGCCACAATGCCACCACCTTTGGCACTGAACGTACCCGGACGAGCAAGCGTAGCCGCGCTCGTAGCCGGAAGCCCAGCGGGTGCGCCGCCCATCATAGGCGGCTGTTGTACAGGCATCTGCTGCTGCATCTGCGGGGGTGGGGCAGCGTTAGCCACGGCATTCTCAAGACGCTGACGAATCGACGGCTGCTGCATCGCTTGCTGCTGTTGCTCCGGCGACATGGCTTTACCAATCAACTCGGCGCGATTCTGCAAGTTCATCACGTAAACAAGGCTAGAGGGCAACTCTCCGCGATCTACTCGCGCCATGAGTTCCTGACGAAATGCCTGTGGGTCTTTGCCTTTTGCAGCCTGTTGCAGTGCAAGCAGTCGCGGGTCAGTAAGAATGCCATTCATTATTAACCACCCCTACCGAAGAGATTACCCAAACCATACGCCGTCATACCTGCACCGGCAATCTGATTGACCATGCTAGGCTGCGCTGCGTAAATCGCTTGAGACGAAGTCGTTGTAGGAATACCGCGCAATACGTCAGACAAGAAGCCCAGCTGCGAGTACGGATAACGCTGCTGAGCAAGGAAGTCTTGATACTGCTGCTCCAGACGCTGCTGTTCAAGAGCCTGAAGCTGCGACCCCATGCCCATCTGCGCTTGAGCCGCTGCTTGCTGCTGACCAAACTGTTGCTGGCCTAAGTTGCCAAGCTGACCCGCCGCAGCCAACTGCTGTTGCAATGCCTGAAGGCCAAAGTTACCACCAAACTGCCGGGACTGCTCAGCAAGCTGCGCTCCCTGCAAGCCAAACTGCGCCATCTGCTGCTGTTGAGCCAGAGCCTGTTGCTGAGCCTGAAGTTGCGCGGCCTGATTAAGCTGCTGCGCTTGCAACTGCTGACCAGAACCCAACTGCTGTACGCCAAGCAATGCAGCCAGATTCTGCTGACCTGTCGTAAGCCCCGCCTGCTGGTTGGCAAGTTGAGCCTGCATGCCCTGCTGAGCGATGAACTGACGACGCGCTTGCTCGGCAGCGAGGTTCTGCTGACCGACGTTGAAGCCCATCTGCTGATTGGCAAGCCCTGCCTGCATCGCCTGTTGAGCGCCAAGACCCTGAGTCTGCAACTGAGCAGCCAAGTTTTGCTGACCGGTCGTGAGACCAGCCTGTTGGTTAGCCAACGCAGCTTGAAGACCCGCTTGAGTGCCTAATTGCTGAACGCCAAGTCGAGCCGCCAGATTCTGCTGACCGGTGCTAAGCCCAGCCTGTTGATTGGCAAGCGCAGCTTGCATTTGAGCGGCACGGTCTGCACCGAACTGCTGCTGTGCCTGTTGGAAGGCTTGCTGACGACCTGTGGCCTCAATATCTCCAAGGCGATCCTGCAACCCGCGACGGGCTTCAGCCTGAAGCAACGCCTCACGAGTACCACCTTTAGCACCCGCACGAGCCGCAGCAGCACCCATACCGGGCAACTGACGAGCATAGTCTTGAACAGCGGCTTGCTTCTGCTGCTCCACCACATCTTGCATGTAGGGAGACATGTATTCGCGAGCTTGTTGAATACCAAACTTATCGGCACCAACCCGCTCAGCCTGCCCCATTTGATACTGTTCTAAGCCACCAATACCAACGCGCTCTGGGCCAGCCATACCAAACTGTTGCAATTCAGGAGCGCGAACCGCTTCGGGACCACGCATCGACAACTCGCCGTACCCCTGCCCCTGCACCTGTGGGGTGGGAGCCATCTGATAATTGCGTAACTGCGGAGCCTGAACACTGCCGTAAGCAAGATCCATCGGCTGATAGAACTGCCGCTCCTGCATCGGTTGATAACCGGCTTGAGCCATCTGGTTCGCTTGTAGTCCAGCGAGTCCAGCGAGTCCTGTAGCCTGTTGAGTCTGAGCAGTCGGACCTAATTCAGCCGTACCTTGAATCGCTTGATTCTGAAGCGGGTTAAGACCCGCCATGCGCTGACCGCCGTAGACTTGGTACGGAACTTTGTTAACGTCAGTCAGTGCTTCGACACGCCCCAAAAGGCGCAGAGCAGTCGGCATCAACTGCTCGGGGATCGTGTTCTGCGTAATCGTTTGCTGAGTCGGAGCAGATGGGGCGCTACCGCCACCACCGTATGCAATGTTCGACTTCAGTTTGATGAGCGCACGGTCACCAGAATTAAAGTATGCCTCCGGCGATTCTTCATAGAAGCCAAAGTCGTGGAGCTTATTTACGCGCCTCATTTCGGCACCTCATCAAAATATTTTTCAAACACCACGGATTTGGCCGTGTAGCCATACTTCTTTACGTGCGGCTCCCAGCCGGGGCGACCAAAGAACTCAACCCCGTTACAGCCCATATCACGAGCGAAGCGATCAGCGGTCTCATGCATTCTGTCGGACACGTAACGCATATGCTGCGCTTCCATCGCGCAGTACTGAATCACAAAGAGTTTGCTCTTCGGGTACTGCTTAATTTCAGTTATAACGTATCCGTAAATCGTGCTGTCAGTCGGATCAAACACGACCCATAACTGCATCTGTCCGGTCAGCACAAACCGAACGATGTCATCTACACCAGAGCGTCCCTTGGTCCAACCCTCTGACTTCTCAAAGTACTTGATCAGCGACGGTACGACGTAGCTAATCTGGCCGTATGGGATTAAAGAGATGTCGAGATTCATCCAGCGTTATCCGATTAATTGTCGGGGGTCGTAGGGCTGTGAAAGTAATTGCTGTTTTTGCCGTTGCAATTCAGCCGCTCGTTGAGCTTCAGCCGTTTTCGCCATTTCCATTTGTGCAAGAAGTTGAGGATTTTGGCCTGTGTACATGCCCGCATAGGGTTCTTGCGGAACAGGCATACGCTGCTGATTAGAATAAGTCAGTGGGCCAATACCACTAGGAGGTGGTGACGACGGATAAGGCACGGAACCACTCATCCCACCAAACAAACTACCAAGCCCACCGCTGTAGTTAGGCTCTGGAACGACACCTCGCGTGGCTTCAACCGGCATCCGCAACTGCATATCACTCATTGGCATATCCGGCATAGGACCAACCGGATACTCTCTCCGCATATCACTCAGTTGCCCACCATCCGCGAACGGATTGCGGCGAGTAGGATACTCAGCAGGCATTACAGCGGGACGAGCCCTAGGAGGCGTATCCGGCATCACAGCGGGAACAAAACGCATCTCATCCGGTGGCGGAGGTGCCTCGACAGGCGAACCGTACGAGCGAAACGGACGAGCGTAAGCATTACCGCCACCCATACCGCCAAGCCCGTACGACCGCACCTGCGGCTGTCGTGGCTGCATGAATGCCTGATCGTAGAACGTCGGCTGCGACGGCGGCATATAGACTTGCGGTTGCTGCGGCTGTTGCTGCGAATACGGGTTAGGGTTGTATCCACCCTTACCACCGCTCGGAGCCGGTGCGCTTTGCGCGTATGGTGCGCTAGGCTCGGGGGCTGCGCCCGTAGCTCCGGTTGAATAACTTGGTGCGCTGCCGCCTGAACTCATGATCGTCGCCCCGGTATGTATTTTTCAGGTTTGATGGCTTTGGCCTGTCGCGACGTTTTAGTCCGCGCACGACGCACCTTGTCCATCATCTTATAGAGTTGTTTTGCCCCAGCATCTGTAGAGCCGTTCCCCAAGTGGGAGACTACATCAGCCGGAACTACAAACTCACCATCAGCCAACCGCGCCGGTTGCCGCCTCGTTCGACTGCGAATTTCAGCCGGGATGTTATCGGACATACCGTCACCCGGACCACGGAGAAGTCGGCCACCGTCTGAGTAACCACCCAGCGTACTGATGCCGCCCTGATTGAACTGCATCATGCCGGGGTTCATGTCCATCAGTTCGTTTTCAGCCATGCGGTTATAAATGTCGCTAGTGTCGAATCTAAACGGTCCCGCATTAAAGTCTTGACCGAACTGCTGCCCAAACAAGGAGGCATAGTCATTACCACCACCCAAGTCAGGCGTAGTGGTCTGCTGGGCAGTTTGAGCAGGTTCAAACTTCTGGGTTTGTGGATTGTAGGTCTCACTACCCGAGGTGTACCCAGTCACAAAAGGATTAATCCCTTGCATAAATGACGGGTCAAAACCCGCTAGTACGCTGGGGTCAAATCCTTGGAAATTATTAAAATTGTAGAGATCCTGCACATCTGGGCCGGTTCTATCTCTATTATCTCTTCTGTCATCTCTTCTGTCGTCTTTGTCCCTTCCATCATCCTTCGGAGGAGGCGTAGTTGGAGGCGGGGGCGTAGTCGGAGGAGGTGTAGTCGGAGGGGGTGCAGCCGGAGGTGCAACGTAAGTCGGTGACGTTTTAGGCGTACCCGCCGTTATGAATTTGTTCAGGTCACCCAGATACTGCCCCAAAGCCGGGTTGGCCGGAGCAGTCCGGGGCGGAGGCGTTAACATGCTCCGGTAGTAGTCTTCCATAGTAGGCGGAGGAGTAGGCGGAGGCCTAATAGGCATGGTGTCAAATACAGGTTCATCACCTTTCGCTTTACTACTCTCAGCTTTACTACTCTCAGCCTTGCCACCTTCAGCCATGCCCAGAGGCATCTGGGTCGTAAACTGCCCCGGCGTAAACCGCTGGGTGAAGTACGCCTGACCCGGCTGGTCACGGTTCGGGTTGAGTTCCTGCTGAAACTCCGTACCGGTGTAGAACATCGGCGGAGCAGTCTTGGGGGCTTTGAGCGGATCAGGCTCAGCCAACAGCATGGGAGCCGCTGCCGCAGCCATAGCAGCCTTGCCGCCAAACATGCCACCGATACCCGGAATACTGGCGGTAACAGCTTCGCGCGCCGCAGCATCGCCAAGAGAAGCAATACCACGCCCTATATTAGCTAAGTTACCGGTGCCGGTACCCGCGCCAACGGTGGACTTCATGATATTTCCAGCGGCGGTTTTTGAGGCTTCTTTAAGCGCCTCGCCCGTCAAACCAGCACCAGCACTTGCTCCAGTTCCGGCCAACGCCGAACCAATTCCAGCCCCACCAAACGCGCCAAGACCGGCCAGAAGACCCTTCTTCCAGTCCTTTTCAACGAGACCCGTACCCGCACCAACGAGCAGGGCAGCACTTAGACCGCCCGTGAACGGGGCAAGCACCGCACCAAGCACGGTCGGCAGGATGGACTTCAGGAACCCAGCCTTGGGGAGTCCAGTCTCGGGGTTAATCTCAAGCGACCCCCCATGCGCCATAGCCAGCGACTGCAACCCCTGCACTTCACTGGGGGTCATGTGGACGAGCATGGAGTCATCGCCGCCGCCCCGTGATGCAACGAGGGAGGCAAGACCACCAAGAGGATAATTGCTGTTCATACTTCCCCCACGGGGTCAAGTTTTACGAATAGTATCACTGCTAGGCCTCGTAATTCGATACCCAGTTGACAGTCAGGATGATCGATGGGATGGCTGGAATATTGCCACTTGCCGCTACGTAAGGGATGACTACGTTAGTGTCAGCAGCCTCCCAAGCCAACTCAAAATAGTCATTGGCTTCCAATACCAACATAAAATTCCAAGCGGCCACGATCTCGTTGTTGGGGCCGTCAATGACAATCTTGGTAGCCGAGTCCGGCAGATTGACTCCGTTGATCCGGGGCCAAATGTAGACCGCACTAGCCGAACCGCCAGTCTTGTCTAACTGAGCCGAGAACTGAAAGTTAAAAACCCCAGTCTCATTAACAAATATCTTCGACGTTGGAACGCCGCGAGTAACTTTAAATTCAGAAACAACTGAGTTGTACGTAAACAAATTGACTGTATTGGCTACCGGATTCGTCTGCGTCGTGGTGTCAAAATACGAAGCATGAGGCGTAGGCGAGTTGACCTTGCTTGTCAGGCTTGTAAAGAAAAGTCGTAATACGCTCGACAACTGATCCTGATATTTCCGTTCGTAAGCATTCGGAGCAACAGGAAGACTTGGAGGTACGACACCGCGAGGATTTGCCATCAGCGTCGTCCGTCTGGTCTAATATCAATACGCATCGCGCCTACCTGCCAAGTTTCACCTAGTGCAGTAGAAGCCACACGAAAGGCAACCTGCCTCCCTCTGATGCGGGTATAGACCTGTCCGTTATATTGATCAGCCGCAATCGGAATAGTCGCAGTCACATACGGGCTGCTTGACGAGTTGTACGCCGAGCCTGAGTTCTGCCGAGCCTTGATAGTCAGCAACACATTTGGCGGATTTGGGTTTGGACTCTGTTCTGTCCCTGCCGTCGATCCTGCAAACGTGAGGTCAGGCAAAATACGCCAGACGTAGGCAAAGTTATGTCCCTCGCCAATATCAAAGTCTGACGATTCGATGTATGCCTCAATAGGTTGCGGAGATGGGCCTGAGTCATCATCAAGACCAAACTCTTGCAATAACACTTGGTTTGGCACCCGCAGCGTTACATCTGAGTTGATGACATGACTTGCGGCGGTAGTTTGATTGACTCCACGAATGCAGTTCGGCAGTTCGTTTGGATTATCAATTGATTTGCCGCTGTACGAGATTTGCTCCGAGTCAATCAAAACGGTGCCTGAATCCGGATATGACGAGCCGTTGATCAGAGTAATCGTCGTCTGAGTAGCATTAATGGCAGCATCAAGATAAGAAGACTGAACGCCAAACGCAGCTAGCGGGTATTCACGAAGACTCTGCTCAGCCCACGCTGAACGGTTCAATGTGCCGTAGTACCAGCTTTGTTCAAGGTAATTATAAATGACGTAGCTATCGTTGACCGTGCTGTTAGCAGACGGGTAGAACCACCAGATCTCGCTGAAACCTTCATTGTGTCCGCAGGCGACCTGCGCCGCTTGAGACATATTAATGTTGTTGAACACGAACGTACGCAACGTACATGGCAGCGTCTCGACACGACCAGTGTAGGCGTAGAACTTATCTCGTCCCATCCAATACGTGACGTTGTTCACAGTTCGCAGACAGTTCTGCGAGATGATGGAAATGTCTTGGTCTAGGAGGTTAAAACTCCACACGAACGGAGGCCCGATGTACTGCATCGAATAGATGGCAGCGTCAGTCCAGACCAGCAATTCTTGACGAGAGTTATCCGATGCAACGATGTACGAGCCGTGCGACAGACGTTGTTCACCAGACTGGTTGGTAACTTCAGGCACCCACTCCCACGGGTTATCTTGGTCAGCCCAACGCACAAGGAGCGGGTCAAAGTCAGTCGTGAAGTCAGTCGGATCGTATGGAGTTGCTCCCATGCAAACCGTGAAGTCGTTAATAGCCGAGTCGATGACCAGATTTACTTCTCGCGGAACATGACGACCGGCGTAGCTAAAGTCCAACGTCAACGTGCCTGATGCAGTCGCAGCGGCAGACAAAGGAACGGTTAAGCCACCAGCCCAAGTTTCAAGAACGTACGCGCCAGCGGGGATGTTTGTTCCGGTTACAACCGAGCCAGTATTGATACCAGTTGCATCAGAGACAGTGATGGTCGTTGCGCCAGACGTAGTTATGCCAACGCTTGAAAATTTAACAACTGAATTGGCTTTGGTTGAAAGCGTAACTGCCCGTGCCCAAGTCGTCGTGTCACGTTCCCAATAGAAAACTTCTCCGCCACGTTCAGCGAAGATAATGTCGTTACCGTAGTTAAACGCAGACCAGATACGAAGTTGAACGCCTTCTGGAACATTTGACCCCCAGCCACCAGCGCCCCACGGGGGTCCGCCCCAACCTACACCGGTTGTATATACAGCGTTGCCAGCGTTGATATCAAACGTAGCAATTACAGCCGAACCTCCACCCGTAACAGCAGAGACGTTGATAGATGGTGAGAAGATCGTGAATGTGTTGCCGCTAGGTATAGAGACAACTTCATACGGACCATTTATGTACAGAGGCTGACCACCGACAGTCAGCGTAGTCGCACCTGAGAACGATACATACGTGCCAAGCGACAGCCCGTGTGCTGATTTGGCGACGAATATGTTCCGAGTATTTGCTTCTGTAGTAAAAGGATTAACAGTCAGACTTGCAGTTGAAGCGGCCGGAGTGATGTCGTTGTAGTCACCGCCTAGTTCTACATAGACCTTCTGGTTGGTCCCAACGAACATCAAATTCAGTCCGTCTGTGGTGACGTAGTTCCAGAGGTATCGGGCAACACCATCATAGGTATCGCCAGTGTCAGAGGAGTTAGTCCAACCACCGATCTTCTGGGCATAGCCAGAACGAAAGCGAACCTTATCGCTGCTGTAGTAACCGCCTTCGTTGGCGTAGTTAGTGGATTCGCGGTTTACGCCAGCGCGGAATTGAAGTTTTTGCAGTGCCATCAGGCAACTCCAGATAGATACAGCGCACGTTCATCGTTACGCCGTTTGACCAGACCCGGCAGCACTCTACCACCTGCCTTCGTCCACTTCAGAAACTCGTCAGCCGCTTCCTCAAACTCGCCCCGATTTGTCTTCATCCGAAGGGAAGAACGCTGGAGATTGCCAAGACCCACGTTGAAGGCAAAACTAACGAGAGAATCGAAGACTCCCTGATTGCCAACAGCAGCAGGGCAAAGTCGAACCACACCACGCTCAAACCGGCCAAGGTCTTGAGAAAGTATCCGGTCCACCTCGTCCATCGTGAGAACCCGGTCCCAGCCTGCGGGTATCGGTAGATTTTTGCGCTCCTCATACTTCACCGTAGCGTGAGCGGGGTCAATCACATGGCCGACACCGACAGTCCACAAAAGGGCAGGGCAGCGGTAAGGCTTGGTCCGTACCCCCTCGTGATGTTTGATCATGTCGATAGCAGCCTTGGAGACTTTCACTTCTTGCCGAACGCCTGCGTGCCGAACCAAAAGGCTATGATTGACGACAGTATGAGCATCTCGTCGTCAGAGAAAACTTCTGCCATCGCCGCAGCAAACGGAACGCCAGTGTTGTAGGCATACCAAACGCCCGCGATGTTGATAGCAACGAGTTCCAACACGAAGATGTAAGTCACGACCGGACGGACAGAAGCCCGGAGGTTGATCATCCACTGACTCGCGCCTTTGCCGATTTCCATGTCGTGCTGATACAGGGCTTGGCGCTCTTCGCCTGCGGTCTGTGTCTGAATCTGCTCTAGTTTGATCTCTTCGACCCGAGCCTGAGCAATGAACCCACGCTCAGCCAGCGCCAACTCACGCTCCTTCTGAGCCGCAACCAAGGCTAACTCATGCTTTTTGTCTTGCCGGTCTTGGAAGATTTGCAGGATCTTAGGCAGCCCACCTGCGAGGAAAGACAAGAAGGTTGAAACCATTGTCATCATGGGTGCGTCCTCTTGTACTCGTCGAACTCGGCTTTGAGTTCTTGGATAGCTTTGATTAGCGGGGCAATAAATTCGCCATACGCCAACGTAACGCGATCTTCACCGCCATCAATAGTTCCATCTTTGTATCCGCCAAAATCCGTGCCGATGCTGTCCATGACCGCTTTAACTTCTTGAGCGATCAAACCTTGATGCAAACGGTTACGCTTCTTGGAACCATCATGAGTCAGGTTTTCCAACTTACAGGCTTCATTGTACGCATCCCACTCTTCCTTGGTCGCATCCGGACCCGGCTTTGGAGGTCTGTAATCTTCGCGGTAGTCCCAGCGATACATTACTGGACGAAGAGCCATAATAAAGTTCAAGCCAAGATTAGTATTTTGTACGTCTGCCTTATCACGGATGTCAGAGGCGCGATCTACAACGGCACCATAGGCGTAAGCAGTAGTGCCAGAATTACCCAACTGCACTTGGTTACTGCCAGTAACAGCAGAGTCATAACCAAGGCAGGTAGAATTGCTGAAATTACCTGTTAAATAGGCAGAGTCACCAAGAGCAGCATTGGTGCTTCCAGTGCTTATGTTGGTACCAGCTTGATATCCAACCAAAGTATTTGCTGGACCAGTGGTCACACTGTCTCCAGCCTGATAACCAATTAAAGTATTCCAGTTTGCGGTTGTAAGGGCTAAACCGGTGCTTCCGCCAATACAGGTATTAGACCCGCCAGTTGTAATGGCGGTACCCGCATTGTTTCCAAACACAGTATTACCGGAACCGGTCGTCATACTGTCGCCAGCGTTAGCGCCAACAGCCGTATTCTCGGTCCCGCTTCCAGCACCTTTACCAACAAGTACGCTATTGATAGAAGCGTTATTGCTTACAGTTAGACTCGTAACTGTAAGATTGGTTAGGGTTACACTGCCGCCGCCAGTAGAAATATAAGTAGTTGCTTCAATAACATCTGTGCCGTTGCTAACCAGAATCTTCTTGTCGCCTTGAGGGATGGAAATACCCGTCTGACCAGCGACCTTCATTGTGATCGTGCCGGAGGTGCAGTTGTTGTAGACGAAATAGAGTTTCTTGTTGGACGGGACAATGACCGTGCTGCCGTTACCCGTGAACTCCAAGTACATGTTACGGGCTACGCCGGTTGAGCCATTCGGGATGGTAAGGGTTAGCGTGACTCCAGAGGTTAGGGCTTGAGTTTCGTACCCAGAAATGGCCTGCTCAAGCAGGGTTCCCAAGTTAGTATTGGTGATATCACCCCAAGTACCGGGGTTATCGTTGGTGCCCTGAAGAGTCAGAGCAAGGTTAGTTGAATAACTTGTAGCCATCTTTAAGCCTCTACGCCGCTATTGGCGTCCAAATATCTGTATCGCCCGTACTAATCGGTGTCCAAACTGACGCTGACGGATCGGGGATTGGTGTCCACGGCCCGGTCGGAACAGGGATAATCTTACCCCAAACAGTGACTTGGCCCACAGACCCGGTAGCCGACACGCCCGTAACGAAGACTGTAGCCGACCCTGAGACTGCGACCGTACCAATCTGACCTGTGGCCGAAACCCCGGTGACAGGCACATCGACAAATACGGCGACACTAACGGTGCCTGTTTCCCCTGTCGCTTCAAGCCCAGTGACAGGGGCGTTGGCTGCGGCAGTAACATTTACGTTACCAACCTGACCGTTGGCTTCGACACCAACGGCAAAGACATCAGCGTTGGCGGCGACTTGAACCGTACCAACTTCGCCAGTCGCCTCAACTCCGGTAAGGAAGATGTAGGCTTCGCCCGTGACCGTAACCGTTCCAAGTTGGCCTGTAGCCTCAACTCCGGTGACAGAAACATTGGCTTCGCCAAAGACAAAAACCGTTCCAATCTGACCATTAGCCTCAACGCCATCAACAAAAGCGTTGGCATCAGCAACAACAAGAACGGTACCGACAAATCCATTGCCCTGCACCCCAGTGACAACAATAGCCCCTTCCCCCAGTGCGGAGAATGGTGCTGCTGAAAGGGGTACAAAACCGAGCATGTTAGTTAGTGATTAAAAACTTTTAAAACGTGATTGAGCCAGAACCAGTCCATTTATAAATACGATATCCACCAGATACCGTGTAAGTTGGTGATCCCGTTGTAGAGGCTGCTGGTCCTTTTGAGTCGGAATAACGAATAATTACAATTCCAGAACCACCGCTGATTGTTCCGCCTCTACCGGAATTGGTGCCACCACCACCGCCGCCAGTATTTGCAGTACCGGGATACCCCGGAGTGCTGCTGTAATTTGATCCATCACCACCACCACCGGTGCCGCCAACGCCAACAAAGCCAAATCCGCAACCACCACCGCCGCCAGCATAAGTTACCGATGCACCGCTAATTGAACTTGCCGTGCCATCGCCGCCGTATCCACCTTGATCGGTGTTTCCCGCTTCGCTTGCACCGCCACCGCCACCACCCCAAGCAACAACAGGGCTTCCGCCGTCATTGTAACCTTGACCGCCACCAAATCCCTGACCCGCAGTCCCCGCGCCGCCAGAGCCAAATGCACCGGAAATTTCACCGCCGCCACCGCCAGAGCCGCCACTTGATCCATTATTAGAATTAGTCGCTCCAGCGCCACCTCCAGTTGCAGTAGTGGTTCGCCAAGATGAATTAGAGCCGTTATTTCCAGCAGACCCTCCGCCGCCGACAGTAACGGTATATGAAACACCTTGAGAAATACTGCTGTCAGTTCCTGTTAAGTAACCACCAGCGCCACCGCCGCCGCCCAATCCATTGGAACTTGAACCACCGCCACCGCCCGCGACAACCAAATATTCAACAGAAGTAGGTGGGGGTAATGCATAGATACCCCCGAGAAATAATTGCTGAAGTCCACTCATGTCAGATTGCCGGACAGGATGCAGTATGACGGATTGATAAAAAGGATGTTCGCTATACCACGAGTTGCGAGAGTAGCGCCTGTTCGATTGGTATTAGTTCCAACAACGTAAGCAGTCGTAGTGCTGATATTGATACTGACGTTGCCAGTCGTGTCGTTATAGACAGATACAGCGTTGCCAGTTGAGAAGGTGTTGTTTGGAACAAGTACCTTTCCGCTAGTACCAATCGTGATGAACTCACCGATGTCAGAAATCGTGAGGGTGTACTCAGACGTTTTAGCAGCACCGGCTGACGGGATGTTGCGGACGTTACCCACGCCATCCGATACGGTTGTGAACGTAGCATTAGTGCCAGACAAAGTAGAGATAGTGACTGACTGACCACTACCAATTCCAATGGCTGTAACACCACCAGTCTGAATGTTTAATTCGGACGTAGAGTCAGCGGTAGATACGATGCCATTCTGGGCATTGATTACGTTAGCCATGTCTTACTCCTAAAAGATCAAGACCCACAATTGCGTGGCCTCGTCCCATGAATACATCTTGCCATCAGTTGGATGCGGAACGGGCGGTTGCCATTTAGCATCGGAATCCAAAGACCAAGATGGGTATGGCTGCGGTGCTACAAATGCATCAATGTCAGGACGGTAGATGTAACCAATACCTGCATAGTTCTTACGAATGCTGCCGTTGTATGAGGTTTGCTTCCAGTTGCCACCAAACAATTTGGCGCAAAATCCTGCGCCTACCATCTCTGATTCGTTTCCATCAGCATCAAGACAATCATTGTTGTGAACAACAATAACTCTTAAAACAATGTTGTTTTGATCCAGTTCTGCAAAGTGAGCCATGTTTTAGCCTCAAAATGTAATGGAGCCGCTGGCAGTCCATGTATAAATGCGATAACCGCCGCTTGTAGTTACAGTAGGCGATCCGGTCGTTGAAACTGCGGCTTGGTAACTTTCCAAATATCTAATAATCACGATACCAGAGCCACCATTACCACCTGACGCGGCTGTTTCAAAACCGCCAGCACCACCACCGCCACCACCTCGGTTTGCAGTTCCTGCAGTAGCGGTGCTAGCCGGATTACCACCACCACCGTTACCACCACCGCCAGCACCACCGGTGCCGCCAGCCGAGTTGCCGCCGCCGCCACCACCACCCGCGTAAGTAACAGACGATCCAGAAATGCTAGACGCCGTTCCTGCGCCACCGTTGCCGCCCGTTGCAGGGTTGCCGGTTGCATCAGCGCCAACCGCGCTCGCACCGCCGCCGCCGCCGCCGCCAGCGCCCGGCTGTTTGCCTAGACCACCGTTATTACCTTGTCCTGATGTTCCCGCGCCGCCCGAAGTCGTTGGTGAGGAGTCGCCGCCGCCGCCGCCGCCGCCAGAACCACCACCTAAACCGTTTTGCTGGTTTGGTACGCCGTAACCACCACCACCGCCGCCGGTGCTAGTAATAGAACTAAAAACAGAATTAGAACCATTTGAGCCATTTGTTTGCGTGGGGGACGTTCCACCTGCGCCGCCTCCACCTACGGTCACGGTGATAGCACTGCCTGCCGTTACAGCAAGCCCCGTCGCCGTTCTGAATCCACCGGCACCGCCGCCACCGCCGGTGTTTTTACCACCGCCACCGCCGCCACCCGCAACAACAAGATACTCCACATTTGGAGTAATTACGGTCGGCCAGTTGCTTCCCATTAACGCATTTCGGACTTCCATTAAGTCCCAGATGCCATCTGCGCTTGTAGTACTTGGAAACTGCGCCATTACGATATCTCCTCGTAACTACACACAGCCTCAAGATCGCCTGACGCACTAGCGGTTAAACGTAATGAATCGCCTTCTTCTAAATATATAGATTTTGTTAAAACATCCAGAGAACCATCTGCCGGAACGGTGACAGTTTTGGCAATGTGATACGCCGTTGATGAACGAAACACATCAACATTGACGGTTGCATTTACCGTTCCGTCAACATTAGCAATATACAAAGCGTTAATTTTCAAAACTTTTCCGCTCGCGGCACTGTTGCTGACAATGGCAGAAGCACTTGTTGTAATCGCCTGTACGGCGGTTTTGCCGTAAATAGACGTTACATTGACAATATTTGGATTCGCCATTTCATCAACCTCCGAACACAATCGAAATTGCGATTGCCTTCCCAACCGTTGCTATCGTACCGCCGCCGCTGCCAGATGCCTGATTGATCACCATCCAAGTCTGACCTGCCGGAACTGTGACGTTGTATCCGGGTGAAATAGTCACAGGACCTACACTTAAACCATTCTTGCCGGTAGTCAGCGTGTAATTTTGATCAATCGTGATTTCCGATTCTAAGATCGGACCATCCACAGCAGTCGAAGAAATTGTAAAACTAGGGTATCCGCCACCAACAGCGATTCCCGTTCCTGCTGAGATTGTGACTGACTGATTCGGGGCCGTGTTGGTGATGCTAAAACTGGGATACGTTCCTGTAACACTGATTGCAGTGCTGCCCGTTAATACAACGGTTTGGTCAGGAGCCGTGTTGGTGATGGTGATGGAACCCGGCGCGTTAGCAACGCTAATTCCGGTGCCAGACTTGAGTGTATTTAAACTATATCCAGTGCCATTACCCGTCAGCAATTCACCGCTGGCTGGCGCTGTAGAAATTCCAGTACCACCGTTCGGAACTGTAACCGGAGTCTGCAACGAGATGGTAGGACCACTGATAGTGATTCCATTGCCACCAGCATAGATCTGCGTGGATGAGACTTGGACAAAGTTGATGGCGGTCGTTCCAAAGACAATCGTTCCCGTCGTGTTGCAGACGTAAGTTTCACCGGCTCCGGTGTTACCCGAAGTGATGAAGAACGCATCGCCCGAACCCAAGCCATTGGGATCTTTCAACGCATAACTGTCCGCATCAGCAGCACGAGTCAGCACCCACGCAGTTGATCCATTGCCAACCGTGGTGACCGTGTAAACGCCATTTTCAAAAGCGTTGGTCTGGTTATAGACCAGAATGCGATCACTGATCGTGGCAGTCGTGCCATCCGGAACAAACGCTGCTAGCGTTCCTGCATTCGTCAGGGTTGCGCTGACACCAGCGGTTCCGTTGTTGTAAGTCGCAACAAGATTTCCCGTGGAATCAGGAACTTCGTACTTAACCGGAGTATGGTAGGTAATACCACTGGCTACCAGATCATCAACGTACTGCTTATTGACCGCATCGCCAGCAACAACCGGAGTTGCAACATCCGTAATCGTGCCGGAGTTCGCACTGATCGTTCCGGACTCAGTAAAGAAAACCGACTTGCCAGCAGGATAGGTAACGAAGACCTGCTTAGTACCTGCGGAGAATCCAACCTTGGCTCCGCCTGCGCTAGAGGCTAAGACCGTATCGCGGGAAAGCGTGTCACCTACCGAGGTGTAGGTGCCGATACCGACTTCCCATTCGGTCGCGCTTTGAGAGGCTATCGTGTAATAGGTTTGGTTCCCGTTACCAACGCCTGTCGAAAAGCCTTGATATCCGACACTCGCACCGGCAAGCGAAATGGTTCCACTACCTGAGGTGGTAGTGGTTTCTAGGACGCGATCCGCAAGTACGAGGGCCATGTAAACCCCCGATTAAGCAATACGCAGGATCGCAGTCGAAGCGGCAGCGGCAGGGAACTGAATCGTGAAGTTACCAGCGGTAGAGGTTTTATCTCCACCGAACGCCAGCACCGCCACAGCCTTGTTGCTCTGGGTAGCGTTGTAGATCAACGCGCCATTCGCCGTCAGGGTAGCACTGGGGAACGTCAGGTCATCAAAGTCCAAGAACGCCGTCGTGCCAGTCGAAGTCGGCACCTGCGAGATCGTCAGCGTCAAGCCGCCAGCCGGGTAGTTCGTGCCAGACGAGGAGACCTCATCCGTAACCGTATACGCCGTGGTCGAAGCGCCAAGAGTTGCCGACGAAGTGTACAGCGCAAGCTTGAACGTATCCGCAGCCGCCGAAGCGCGAATCACGCCTGAACCAAAGTTGTGTACCCCATCAAGGATTTCTACCTTGAACGAAGTCACCATTGCTTGAGTGATAGCCATTAGAGGTCTCCAATTAAGTGTGCGATTTCCGCATAGCCCTGTTTATCTAACTTCTTGCATATCGTCTCACGTTCAGCCATTTGAGCCTCAGTGAGGTATTTTACCAACCAATAGTGCAGGGCTTCCTTCGTATCTACGCGAAGAATACGGTTAGCCGCACGCTCCGCAATCTCTTCTACAGTGTGTTCCCGATGATTAGTCGTCTGCACCAGAACCTGCCCAATTTGAACTTCTGCGCTAAACATCACGAAACCACCGGAATTCTAACCTGACCAGAACGGTATGCATCCTGACGGTTCAAGCCATCACCCAGTCTCATCAACTGTTGTAAGGCTTCCTGATACTTCTGCTCGTAGTACTGCATCATGTCCTGTTCACCCTTGAGGTAGATATAACCTTCACGGATTGCACCGTAGAGCAGAACAGTTTCAAAGTTAGTACCGAGCCAAGACGTACCAACGTCCACAATCGAAGCCGGGTAATAGTAATAATGCAACTCGGCTGTGTACGCGAGATCTGGCGCAGGGCCAAGAATCATCGTGTTGTCATCCCAAATCGCATAGTACTCAGGCAACCCAGTATCGTCCGCGTCGGGATACGACTGGCGAATGAAGTTCACATCCTTATTCAGCAGGTATGTGTACTCGTTGTTTGCTGGGTTGAACACAGCCAAAGAGAATGTCGAAAGCCAGTCAGACGGCAAGGACATGTACTTGTTCCCAATCGTCATCGTGGCAGTCGAGTTCTTACGGATGGCCGGAATCTGAACGGAGTTATAAATCCGTTCTTCAGCTAACTGCACGAACGTAGGAATATTGGCTACGAAGGAGGTCTCCGTAGACTCGCAATATTGCTGAATCAGTGTAGAAAGCTGAGAGTAATTCACGGAGACCAGCCCGACCGGTATTTCATGTTGGTATCAAGGTTAATCTGCGACACAAACTTTTTACCCTTCGTCGCAGCACCGGCACCCTTCATATCCATGTGGGTGACGCCCTTGTTCACATCCTTCTCCGGGTAACCATTACGTCCCGTCGAATCGGTGTTCGGCCGGATCTTGCCGGGATTTAATTCTTTCATGGCACTTACCTCGGGCCAGAAGACTTACGAACCGGGCTACGCTGATTCATGACTTTCGCCATGTTGCGCCCGTATTTCTTCATCTCAAGATTGGTTTTACCGCCAGCACGAAGGCTGACTCGCCCCGGACCGTGAGCCTTATTCGCCGGAAGCTCTGCGTGTTTTTCAAGTTTGCTCTTAGCCATCTCAATCTCCTAGGTCGTAACGACCGTTACCGTTCCTACTTCGCCAGCCGGAGCCAGCGTGTTCGGAGTTAGTTCCGCATCGAAGGCTCTTGACCCACCGACCGGTGCCCAACCCCATTGTATCTGACGACTACCATTGGCACCGTCATTGCCGACCGCAAAGTAGCTCGTATCCGGTCTTGGATTCCGAAGTGCTTGCGGGTCGTCCACCGGGTACAAACCCAGCGACAACTGCGGCTGATCGGGTTCCCAACACTCGGGGCAGACCAAGATATTCACGTTCTTGGTCTTGATCACAATCGACTTCAACTGGCGCAGTTTGTATTGAAAACCGCACCGGTCGCACATGGAGATTGCGTTCTTGCCACTTGCAAACCTGTTTGGCATTAGTAGCCACCCAAGAAACTCTCACGTGGGACAAACCGCACCGCTGCCTTTTCTCGGTCCTCGCCAGCCGCCAAATCCCAAGCTTCGTCGTACTGGGCTTTCAACACCTGAGTACGTGCATCAGCATTTGGAATTTTCATCGACAACATGTAAGACAGACCTGCGACCAAACACGGTAAGAATCGGAACGGGATATCTTGTCCGTTCACGCCATTACCGGGGTCAAACATCCGACGCAAACGGGTGTAGTACAGCGTCCACGTAGTCGAGTTGTCAGGCTTCGGCCAAACCGTAAACTGCGGTTTGACTACCTGCCCCGCTGCATCCGTAGCACCCGTACGCCGATTGATCCAAATCTGAATCGGGCGACCCGTCGCGTTCTTGTTCGGGATCGACACGTAGGTGCTGGACGAGATACGGCTGATGTTGATGTCCTGCTGGTTTGTGCCAGAGCCAGTCCGGATCACATGGTCAAGCAGGTCAACCGTGTCAGCATCAAGATCGTACGTACCGACGTTGTAAGTCAGCGTCTTGGTGCCTTCCTCTAGCGTCCAGAGGTTAATGCCTCGGTTTGACCAGTCCATCAGGAGCAGGGCAAGACTACGCTTAGCCGTACGGAAGTCGTAACCCGTACGGAGTTCAGCACCGCACCGCTCGAACGCCTCTTCGATAATCGTGTTGAGGTCGAGGTTAAAGTCGGTGGTAGCAGTAGTCTTGTAGGCCATTACTTCCTCGCTGTCACTACGTCGTCACCTTTGGTGACGGTGACATGATCGCCTTCTACATCAACCCGCATCGGCTGTTCCTTTCGGTCCAGCTTATCGAGCTTCTTGATGAGTTCGTTAAT